TCTTCACTCAAAGTAATTTTAGTAATATTTTTAGACATAACGGGAAAGATTCCTTTCTTGTGATTCTTCCCTAATTATACCATATTTCTTAACTGTTCACAACTTAATTTACTATATAGTAGTATCCAATGTCCCTGCAGGAGTATAAATCGCCGGATTTCTCTCCCCATCATAAAAGCGAACCTCACGTTCCTCAAAATGTTTCAAATCGTCTACATACTCATCCATAATACAGCCATTGGTAAAAATAACCTGGGAAGCCATAACCTCCTTCCTGCGCTGGTTCATGTTCCTCAGCTCATCCATATCGCCCAGCATAAGCACTCCCTGTCTTTGTTCTGGCGTCAATTGTGTATAAAGAGCTTCGCCAAAACCACGTTTTTTCAGATCGTCACTTGTAAGCGGACGTTTCGGAGCAATATAAGAAGGCGTAAAACGTTTCATGGTATATCCTTCACGAAGAATCGTAATTCCTCCCTTTCGAGGCGCCACAAAAGGTGCTGCCTTTTTTGAACCCTTTCGATATTCTACCAGCACATCATCCGTAGAAAAAATGTCTGTAGCCGCGTTTGTTGGAAAATAGCGGTCCAGAAGAAAGGTATGGAGAGGGGCAAGCTGCTGTACCGAAGCAAGCAAATGGTGTGTGTCATAATAATTAAACGGCATTAATCTGTCCTCCTTTTATCTTTCCACAGCATCAGAGAGTAAGATTCCCGCAGTGCGGAGAGCCTCCTTATCTGTGCTCGTGATTTCATAATCCTCAGCTACAATCAGGCTGTTGGTATTAAAATGCCCGGTACGGTAAGCAATACCCGACACGGTTTCCACTGCTTCTCTTGCATCTTCTTTCTCGTCCACAGTCTCATCCCGCCCTTTGGCATCTCCTTCCCCTGTTCCGGTATCCACCAATTCTGCCAATACGGCATTAGCCTTTCCCGTAGTAGCTGTGCTGATCATTTCCATCGTTCCGTCTTTCAAAGCCAGCAAAGTGCCGCGTCTAAGCACTCCCTGTCCTGCTGTCAGCTCCACATAAAACACCTCTGCAGGCGGATACATGCCAGCAATCAGATTGTCAAATCCTACACTGCCCAGATCTTCATCAAGTCGTCTTCCCATCACCGCACACTTCCTTTCGCATTTTTGTAAGCATTCACTACAGCCTGAATATCTGCCGCATCCTGCTCCTTTTGGTCAATGGGGGCGCCGCCGTTAGGCGCCGCACCTACCTTCTTCGTACCAGAAGCCGCTCCATCTGACTCATACGCTGTCAAAAACTGCATTCCCTGGGCTGCACTTGCCTGCATCACACGAAAACAAAGCTCTTGTGCTGTACAGGGGTTCTTTCCATACTTCGCTTCCTGCACCATCTTTGGATCCGGTACAGAAGCAGCTATCGAATCAATATCTTCCAGGCGCTTTCTTTCCTCTGCTACTGCATCCGCGCTGGCCTGTATCTGAGCCGCATTTCTGGCCTCCTGCTCAATTTGTTTTACCAATTCCGGCTCCTGGCTTTTTAATTCTTCCAATGTCATATACTTTTTCCCTCCTTTTGTTTGCTCTACCACATTAGACGGCGTTGCGGACATCACGGGTCTTGCCACCGGCATTGCACTTCCCAAAACCGGAATTGTGCCTGGTATATGCCGAAATCCCTCTACGTTATGGCCAATGCCATTGACAAAAAGGAGCCTTCTGTCCGGACTCAGCCCCATATCTGGTTCCCCTTCCCCCTCCAATACCTGATCCGCAAATCCCTTCTCCACTGCTTCCCGCCCGGTAAGCCAAGTCTCTTTTGTCATCATACTGCGTAAGGTCTCTACTGCAATTCCGGTCTTAGTGTTATAAATTTCTGCCACAGCCCGCTCGCTGGCATCCATTCCTTTCATGAGCTGCTTCATATCCTGAATATTCAGACTGCCCCAAAAATAAGCACTAACACCATGGATCATAACCAGTGAGCCCGGATACACGTTTATCCTGTCCCCTGCACACATAATCACACTGGCAGCACTGGCAGCAATGCCATCCACAATAACATTTACCTCCCCAGTAAGGGCCTTCAATGCATTGTGGATCGCAATCCCGGTATATAAATCCCCGCCGCAGCTGTTCAGTCTGACCGTGATACGCCCCTTATCCTTAACCGCTGCCAGATCCTCCATAAACCCCTCTGGTGTAATATAAAGTCCCGGCTCTGGCTCTCTCGTCCACCAGTCAACCGGCTGACGGCTCATGACATCCCCATAAAGGATAATCTCTCCTTCATCTTCGCTGACACTGGCCATGTTCCAAAACTTTGCCGCCGTGGCGCCAGGTTCCACAGACAAAATCGGATCCGGCCCCAGTCGAAACCTGTAAGGTTCTATCACATCCAACTCTCCTTTCCCTGATTTATGTGTATAAAAAGAACGCCCTCCCAGGAGAAGGCGTCCTGATTATCTCTTAATACAATTTTTAAATCATTTTAAGCTTTAAATAAATCGCACTTGTTTTTACGTAAAAATACGTATTTCTATTGACATACGTATTTTTACGTGGTATAATAATGTCATGATAAGGAAAGGAGCACAAAAGATGCCAATGACCCCTCGTGAGATGATCAAACATCTCAAACAAAATGGTTTTACAGAAGTCAGCCAAAATGGTTCCCATGTAAAACTAAAAAATGAATTCACAGGCCGACAAACCATAGTTCCTTATCATTCCAAGTCCCTCAAAAAAGGATTGGAACAAGAGATATTAAAACAGGCGGGATTGAAATAGCCCGCCCCCTTTCCCAATAATCAAGGAGGTATTTCATGAAACAATATTTCTATCCTGCAATCTTCCATACTGCTGAGGAAGGAGGCTTCTGGGTTTCTTTCCCAGATCTTCCTGAATGCTTGACTGAGGGCGATTCTACAGAAGATGCATATCAAATGGCAATTGAAGCCCTTGGCCTTGCGCTCACCGACCGCAGCCGAAACCAGGAACCTCTCCCAACCCCTTCTGCGCCTAATCAGATCCCCCTGGATGATGCTGACAGCCACATAGTCGTCATTCAATTTGATATGGAAGCCTACCAGAAAAAACACAATTCCAGAGCTGTAAAAAAAACCCTTTCTATTCCGGAATGGTTAAACGAAGAAGCTATTGCCTTGGGAATCAACTTCTCCCAGGTTCTTCAAGAAGCATTGCTCACTAAAATACATTCCCGTTAAAGATCTGCTCGTTCCCCGGTTTCATGCCACACCGGGGGATGTTTTTTTATCCCCATCCTGGTGCGGATCCGGACTTTCACCCTTCAGCTTTTCATTCTCCCTCTGAAGCTGCTCCACATTACTATCCCACTTTCCTCCATTCAACCGAATCGTAGACTGCTCATGAGTAGAAAATCCTTCCCGACACGCAAGGATCTCCGCCGTGATCTCTTTCACAGGATCCAACTGTCCCTGAGATGGTCCCAGCCACTCACTTCCAAGATAAGCTGCCCGAATCGCCGGACTTGCAAAAAATCCCGGAGCATAGATTCTGCCACGGGCAACCGCCTCACTCATCCATACCTCATAGATCGGACGGCAGAAATCATCTGCCAGCCACTCTCTGCGCATCCGAAAAGCATTCCAGGCTTCCAAAAGTGCAGCACGGCTGGCACTGTAGGAGGAATCAAATTTCTTTAACAACAAATCCGATGGTAACTCCAACGCGGCGCCTATATAGGTGCTGACTGCCACCGAAAATTTATCAAACCCGCCGTTGGGATGTTTTGGGTCTGCAAAAACCACATCTTCTCCAGGACGCATGACATTAATCTCTCCAGGACCCATGCTATATTCATTCTCAGAGCTTCCCTCCTCGTTGGTTTGGTTAAATGGCACTTTATCGGTATCCGATTCACTCTTGATGAAAGCAGTAAAAAACGACTCGATTACTGCTGCCATCAGCTCTGACTCTGTATAACGCCGAAGCTGAAGCAATGGCTCAATCACCTGCGCCAGATAACTAACACCTCGATACTGGTCCGGACGTTCCGTATCCATAACATGCAGGACATTGGGAAGCCCTGTGTGTTCCTGATACGCCAAAACCCTTGACCATTCTGTAGTCAATGCCCCCAATTCAAAAGGATATGTGCTCCTAATATGATAGGCAACCACCATCCCGTCTGAGTCTACTTCCACTCCGTCATAAATGGTGTTGCCGTTATCGCGGTTTTTTCCGGTTGTATAGACTACAGACATTCCGTTCTGGCATGTTACCGGCGTAGCTACCCGGTCTGATTCGATCAAATGCACCCGCAGAGAATATGGCAGCATCCTGGTCGCCTCCCTCTGTTTGATCAAGCCGATACAATCCCCGGACAAAAGCCATGATATCAGGGCCAACTGCTGCATCCCATAAAAATTGTTCATACCCGTTGCATCACACGCCCGTTTGTTATTTGCCCACAATCCAAACTCCTGCTCCGTCTTTTTCTGCCAGCTTTCTGCCTGTTCCGGAGAAAACCCAAGAATATCCCGGTCAATCCGGCTTTTCAGCCGGAGCCCGATGCCGACTACGTTGGTACGGTTAGTCCTTACTGCCGATGTGGCCAGAGGAGCTGCCATATAAAGCATACGGGAACGCTGCCGCAGTGTAAAGTTATGAAAATCAATATCCTCATGAGGAGAACCGCTAGGAGCATTAAACCCCTTTACTGCACGTCTTCTCCAACTCGCCCCCGCCTCCCCATACCCCTTATTCTGCATCCGCGCTGAATCAGGCAAATACATCCCTGTTCTTTGATCAAACTTCATAATCTGCTCCTTTTTTTATTACCAGTCACGAGGGACTACACCCACCGCACGCCTTGAACTTCCCCCGGTCAGCTCCGCCTCCAGTTCAGTCACCCGCTGATGAAGCTTTGCAATCATCTCCTGGATTGCCTTTAAATCCAGGTTATAACGCTGGATATTGCGTGTGCCGATCGAATAACTTTGCACTCCTCTTTTACTCAGCAGATTTTCTTCCTGGTTCAAATACAATCCCAAACGAGTGCGGGTTTCCTCCAATTCTTTTTCAATCGCTTCTCTTCGCCGCATAAACCAACCTCCTACCAATCTTCATAATAATCTATTGCTGTTTTCTTTTGACGCTGCCTGGGTGCGCTTTGCTTCTTTTGCTTCTTTTTCCCCATATCCCGGATCTTCTGCTCCATTTTCATCATGTCTGGATTAATAATCCTTATCCCGGCCATAGCATAATTCCGGCAGTCAAGGGCTTCATTCCTGGTATGGCCCTTCAGCTTCACCCACTTCCAGCGATAAGTATGCTTTGTCTGCACAAGCTCCAATTTCTCCGAAAGCAGGCCATTAAAGTACAGAATATCATATCCATAGCTTTCCCCCTTTGGATAGTGGCAGTATTTCGGGCCAGGCTCCTGCACCTGCACATTAGACATAATCATTTCCTTTCCGGAATCCACTCCCAACATATAGAGCCAGCACTTCCCAACCACCCTTTCCGCTACAACAATATTTACTCTGGAAGGCGGCGCCACATAGGGAACCCCTTCTCTCTGCCATCCTTTAATCGCAAATACCCGTTTGTTTTTGCGCATCCGGCAGGCCAGGTACACATCCTGGGTATAATGCCCTCCAGAATCCACAAGGGTTATCGATATTTTTAATCCTCTTTCACTGTCCTTAAACCGGTAAACATGATCCACCACATCATCCAGACATTCCCACACTTCCTCTGTATCAGGCTTTCCTATAATCATCCCTTTTTTGATGCCCCAGGTTTCCCCATGATGTCCATGACCAACCACTTCATACTCCAGACGGTTATCCTGCGTATCCACGCCACAGGTCAGCACCAAAACCCCGGCAGGCACTTCCACCGGAGAACCATCTGCATTAAAGCCATAGTCTTCACGACGGGCAAGCATAGCATCTTCATCCGGGATGTCCCCTCGGTCCTCCCATAGCTCTCCAAACAATGTATTGTATACTGTTTTCAGTCTTTGCGGATTATCCTTAGCCCGTAAAAATGCCAAGCAAATATCTGCCCAGGATTTCCAGGGAGAGGAAAAGGCATTCAGCCAGAAAGACCGAATGCCTTCTCCATAAGCTTCCGGATTCTCCGCAATCCATTTACACGGCTGATGGCGCATTACCGACTCCTGCACCAGACATCCGCAATGAGGACAAGCCCATTTAATTGGACCTGTAATCTTATATACCTTTTTTCCCCGAACCTGCTTTACCGTATGGTCATAAACTATTCTGTCAAAGATAATCTCCCCATACTCGCCACATTCCGGACACTGATGACACCAACGCTCCTGTGTCCCCTCATAATAACTGTCTTCTATGTTTGACGCCCCTTTAATGGTTGGCGTTGATACCTCCACTGCTTTTGCATTATAAAATGTAGTCTGCCTCGCCAGCGCCAGACCCCAGGGATCTCCCTCCTCACCTGCGCTGGATGCCCACCGGTCACGCTCATCACCAATAATATAACGGGATGGGGTTGATGCCAAAGCAGACGGGCTGTTTGTACCTACCAGCGTCAGCATACCACCTGGAAAGGATTTTTGTAAAACTGTATTGCCCGCGCCTTTTACCGTAGAAACCTTATCCCTTAATATCTTATTGTCCCGAACCATAGTAGCCACACGCAGCCGGGAAAACTTACGCGCATCATCCAGGGTTGGATGAATATACAAAACAGACCCTGGATCCTGCGCGATTATATATGCAATAATATTCAATTCAAGCTCAGACTTTCCAACCTGGGATGCTGCCACCATAACGATCCTTTTGATCTTCGGATCTGTAAACGCCTCCATTGGCTCTTTCAGGTAAGGGGTTCTTGAGGTACGCCACGGGCCTCCTTCTGCAGCGCTGTCAGACGACAAACGCCGGTATTTATCTGCCCATTCCGCAACCGTTAAATCTTCCGGCGGCATGAAGTTTTTTACAGATTGGGCTACTGCTGCATTTAATCTTACAATATCCTTAGCCTTCGTCCGCGTCATCCTCTATCGATTCACTCCAGCCGATCCGCTCTCTTACCCTCCGCCTGTATTCTTCCGGATCATACTTATATCCTGCAAGTTCATTCAAAATTGCATGGCATTCTTTGCGGATCATCACAGACGCTTCGTTGGCATTGGTTACTTCCACAATGTCCATTGCCAGACGGCCCGGCAGAGCCAGAAGCATGGAACGGATATTATATACCAAATCATTGGTCATTGCCTCCACATCCTCACTGCGGTGCATTTTCCCTTCTAGTTCCCTAAGCTGCAGGGCTGCCATGTCTGCCTTACTGCGTTTAAAGTCCGTTTCTGCCCTTAGTTTTTCTGACTCCACACTTCCAGATGTTTTTCGTTCCCTTCCCTGTACCTTATCGCTTAAATACCGAATATATTCCTGAGCTACGTCATATAGATCAAATTCATAAGGGCGCTTCTTTTTAGCAGTGATAACTCCATCTTTGGCCAACATCTGTACCGTCCGCTCTGTAACCCCAAATAGTGCTGCAACTTCTGCCACATGTACTCTGCTGTTCTCCATCTTCTGTCCCCCCATTCCTGCCTTCAAACGAAACGAAACCGACAATTTTTTTCCTCAAAATATAGCTGGTTTATGGGCTGATCCCAGCCGCTAATCTTCTTTTTGGGTCACAGTACCTTTTGTCTGCGAACCAAAATGATTATATCTATTCAGGCAATCAAAAAGGAGAGTCTCAAACTCTCCCATAGTGACCACTTTTTATTTCCTGGCTAACTAGTCCCCATCACAGACATCATTCTGATTCCAAACTGCCGTCCTCTATTTCTTTTGGTAACGTTATCTCATCCCATTTCTCCTGATTCTTCCATTTATGAATTTATTCTCCCGAATCTCACAGTTTTGCAATGATATCCCTCAATCTCAATTTCTTTCCACTTTATAATTACATCTATAAACTTTTTCCCTGCTCAAGTGTCATGACCTTGCTAAACATCATCATTCTTCAATCGTTTCTAGTAAAAACTCTCCATATTATATATCTATTTTATATTTTTTAATCCAATTTCACAAAACACCTTCCCTATAATACTAATCCTTGCTAAAAATCTTCTGCCATATGCTCCTTCTTTATCGATATCATCAGCGTAACCCATTACCATTCCATTCGCATATTGAACCAGCCCTAAACCATTAAGTCTTGATAAAGACACACTATTATATTTATCATTTTCTGTAAACACTTCTTGCTCACATAATTCTTTCAATTCAGGTAAATCATATATAGATACTCTATCCAAAATATCTGCAAAAAGTTCAAAATCTTCCCAATCAAAATCTTGTTCATCATCAATGTACGCACAATAAAAATTGCCTAATATGCTATTTTTTATGTAATGGATATGCTTATCGAGATAAATAATAACTGTTTCCATTTCTCTTTCCATTTTTGATTGATTGCTTTCAAGAATTCTTTTGTGCTTTTCTATTTTTTCTTTTGATATTGTTCCATCATGCATTTGTTGAGTAAAAATCATAGTTTTTTTAATAAAGTGCCTATCTCTAATCGCCAAAACAGTATTTTTCATGCCCAATGCTGTATTGATTAATGGTATGTCTTTTAAAAGTCCATCTTTTAAAAACATATCAAATGCTATTTCTCCGTAATCTTTCACCAAATCAACATTAGAAGCATTAAAAATAGTTTTTTTAAATGATGGTATTATCTCTGTGTACTCGTTTTCCATGATTTCTTCCTCCATACATTTCTTTTTATTATACCACCAAATTTCTTAAAGAGAAGCACCTATCCTTTAATAAATGATTCCTAATACAAAAAAGAATATAAGATCATGAAAATCCTCTGTCCGTCTCCAATAACTCCAGTTTATATAATATCATGTTTCTTCCTGACATGACCCGACATTTTCAAAAAATCTTTGATTTCTCCTCCAGCAATTATCTTCTGTATACTTAATTCTCCTGTTTGGGAACATCCCATTCATTCGATGAGCCACCTGCACCCAAGTTAGACCATCGATATAATACAGCCGAAACATAATCCGCAGCTCCGATTTCGGTATACTCTGTATGTACTCCTCCGCCTGGCAGGTCAACTCCAGAAGCTCTGCTTCCTTTCTCTCCAGCAGCATCCAGTATCGCTCCCGCATATTCAGCTTACGGGTGTACAGTGGATCCGGAATCCCCGTGATCTTAATCAGGCCGATGGTCCCATCCTTTCTGCTTCCCTGCACTGTATCTGACACGATTGGAGGATTATCCAAAAACTTGTCCAGTTTCCGAATCCTAGCTCTTATGTCTTTAATCTCTTTCTTCATGTCGCAATATTGAACCAGTATATTCTTATCCACCAGATCTTCCCTCTTTCCGTTTGATCATTCTATTCCTCAACCCGCTTCTTGTACATTCGATTGCTCTGAAGGTACTCCTCCTCTTTCCTCTGCTGCCCCAGACTGCCGATACACGACATCTTAACACCCCTTCATTACTTCTCTAATCTCATTCTCATCTGTCCTTCCAACTCAAAATTCATCCACACAATTTCCTCTTTTATCGCTCTGCTATGGGTATAGCTCTTTTTTGATTTCTGGTGCCATCCCCTCAGACGGTCATGATACAGATCACTGTCATATCCAGAAATCAATACCGGTCCCTTATGTTCCAACAGTACAGTCAGAAGCTCCTCATGATCCTTATCGCTCATCTCGCAGCAATACTGTTTTCCATGCCTGGTGCCAAGCATATAAGGCGGGTCTGCATAAATCAGTACTTTGGAATAGTTAAACCGCTGTATCAGCTTCACTGCCGGCATACACTCAATCTGTACCCCTCTCAGCCGCTCTGCCGCCTGACATATTTTTTCAGGCAGACTACACCAGTCTCTGGCGGCATATGCCCGCTCCCGTCCCTGTATGTCATTCTTCCAGCCGCTTTTTTCTCCCG